AATGAGGTAGTTACTCGCTTACTATAAGGAACTTCCTGCCTTTAAGTATGTAAAGAAAACTCATTTGATTGACCCTGCCAGTCGGGGTACCCCTATTTAGGGGAGGAGAGTTGAGACTCCAAAGAAGAGAAGCTCTGTGTATACTTTCATGATGCGGAAAGGATATATATTTAAATAAATTTGCATTACTAATGATAATTATATTTCTTTTATAAATAACTATATTATTAATTTTATTAAATTTGAGAAGATTCCAGAATATGAGTATGAATCTCAATCTGACACTATCCGTTCAACTCCTATGGAAGGAAATGATAAGGTTAAAAGTCAGATTGTTTCTTTTGCTGATGATGATGCTGGATGGGCTGTTGATATTGGCAGTTCCACAGATAGCACCATGAATTTGGCAGACAATATGAATTCTGACTCTTTAGGAAATTTTCTTAAACGTCCAATCACTGTTGCACCTCTTAATTGGGTTGTAGGAGCACCATTTTTATATGAATTTAATCCTTGGGACTTGTTTTGTTCAGATCCCTTCGTCAAGGAAAAACTCAATAATTTTGAACTCTTACGCTGCAATTTGTGTGTTAAGATGACTATTAATGGAACACCTTTCCATTATGGTCGTTTGTTGGCATCGTATAATCCGTTAAATGGTTATGATCAAGTAACTGTTGTTAGAAATTTTATTGATCAGGATTTAATTGGTGCTAGCCAACGACCTCATATCTTTTTGAATCCAACTAAGAGTGAGGGAGGCACATTACATTTACCCTATTTCTTTCGGGAAAATTATATGTCACTCACAGACAAAGATTATCAAGATATGGGAAAGATTACCATCAAGTCATTTGGGGTGTTAAATCACGCAAATGGTGGTAATACGCCAGTAACTATCAGAGCATTTGTTTGGGCTGAGGATGTTGTTCTTACTATGCCTACTACTTTGGTCTCTCAATCTGGGAGAATTAAGAAGTTGGGCAATGATGAGTATGGACAAGGCATTGTTTCTAAGCCTGCGAGTGCTATTGCGAAAGCAGCTGGAGCTCTTAAAGGTTCACCAATTATTGGTCCTTATATGAGAGCTACAGAAATGATAGCTAATGGTGTGGGAGATATAGCCAAATTATTCGGATACAGTCGACCACCACTCTTGCAGAATGAGATTGTTGTGAAACCTCAATATGTAGGTAATGCAGCAAATGTAGATGCTCCTGAAAATATACATAAATTAACATTAGATTCCAAAGCTGAAGTTACTATTGATCCAAGAGTGACTGGTTTATCAGCGGAAGATGAGATGAATCTATTAAGTTTAGTTCAAAAGGAAAGTTATTTGACAACTTTTAATTTTAGCTCAACTAATGCATTGAATGATTTGCTTTGGCAATGTAGGGTTAATCCCTCTTTGCATGGAACATTTCAAAATGAAATTCATCCAACGTCTATGGCTTTCTTTATGAATTATTTTAAGAGTTGGCAGGGATCCATTAAATTTAGATTTCAAATTATCAAATCTAATTATCATCAAGGACGTTTAATTGTACGCTATGATCCTAATTCCTTTGGAAGTGGAGTTGTAAACTATAACGTCAATTATAGTCGTGTTGTTGATATATCTGAAGAAGATGATTTTGAAATTATTGTTGGATGGGGACAAAAGGAGCCTTTTCTGAATGTTCCTTCTATGGACACATCCAATAATTGGTTTAGTAATTCTTTGCCGCGTCTTTCCACAGATTCAAATAGAGAACATAATGGTGTTTTGGAAGTTAATGTAGTGAATGAACTCGTTTCACCACTTCAAAATCAAAGTATCTCCATTAATGTTTTTGTATCAATGTGTGAAGATGCCAAATTTGCTGATCCCATTCAACAAAGATTAAACGCATATCATTTGTGGCCCCAAGCAGAACTCTTGGAATCTCAATCTGGAGTGGAAGTAATGGAGCTGAGTGAGGGATGTTGTGACGATAAACCTGGTGAATCTGAAAAGACTACTACGTTGACGAAGTCAATGCCTGAAGCTGATCAAATGATGAACGTGTTCTATGGAGAAATTCCTACGACTTTACGCGAGCTATGCAAACGTTATGTTCTCACACGTTCTTATTTATGTCCTATTTCCACGACATACAATTCGTGGCAGCATCATTCCCTTTTAAATAAGGATCTGCCTTATCAAACAGGGTACGATCCTCAGGGGTTAGATGCTTCAGCTATTGCTGGCAATGTTACCCTCAGTTATAAGAGCCCATTATCTTATTTCATGCCGGCTTATGCGGGGTATAGAGGTGCTATTAGACATAAGTATGTTTGTCTCGGAGGTGTTAGGTTTGAGACGACAATTGGGGCTGTCACTAGAAGACATTTCGCTGGTTCTGGCAATGGTTCTGTCTCTACTATTACTAGAGACGTGACTCTTCAAAGTGAAATAGCATTCTTGGGAAGTCCTAGTACTGCTGCTGGCACTACACTTCAATACGTTCTTTGCAACACTGCAATACAAGCTGAATTACCTTTCTATAACCAAGGCAGAATTGGCTATTCAAGATTAGTAAGAGCCCAAGATTTGAATTGTAATTCTCACGAAGTGTCTTTGATCAGTGCATATCAGTCTGCTTCTAAGAATCCAGTTATTCAGGATTATGTCGCGGCTGGCGAAGATTTTTCATTGTATTTTTATACCGGTGCGCCTATCTTATACAGATATGCATTAACACCAAATTCATAATTATAGTTGCTATAGGTTTTCTTATTCCTATTCCTATTAGCACTTTTACATATTTTAGATGTAATTTAGGATTAACTGCATAGCGGCAGTATACCAAGCTATGTAGAATCACATGAGTGGTCCATGTGTACGGCGCTGAGATGCGTCGTGAGGTAAAGACCGAATTTAAAGTTTTGATTGAACTTGAGGTTTGTTCTTTAACCTCAAGATGTAGATCACAACTTTAGAAGACGGAGTGCCTTACTGTAAATAGACCGTTTTATGAGGAGAGTTTTAGGAAACTTTCTCTTCTCGTGAAGCGGTTCTATAGTATGCTGTTGTTTTACAGTTAGGCCGCTTTCGCA